TTAATATGAAAACCATGATCCAAACCCTATTGATAGGTACAATTGCAATGGCAGTTGTTTATTCACCCACTATTGCATACGTCTAATGAACTACTGGAAAAACGCTGAACAACTCAATGGTCGCATGGGCGATGAGTGGGTTTCTTNGCTGCCGTAATTAACTACGGATTTACTGGCTGGGTTATACCAGGCATCTTTTGACCAAACAGGTCTTTACACCACTCGCACTAGCGAGTCACTTTTACCCCTAACAATCAAAAAAGGAGCAACACAATGACACCCGAAGCAGAAAAGTTTAATGGCTGGATGGCCATGCTAGGATTCGTAGCAGCACTAGGTGCTTATGCAACAACAGGACAAATTATTCCAGGTATTTTCTAATGAACAACAAACAAATCTTTTTAAGAGCAAACGGAAGAGCAGCAATGATTGGCTTCCTTGTACTCTGTGCATCATACGCAACAACTGGCAACCTTATTCCTGGTATCATCTAATGACAAAGCAAACAAAAACACAAACAGAAGACAAGGTAGATTTTTCTATCGCTGAAAAGTGGAATGGCATTGCAGCCATCGTTGGATGTGGAGCACTTATCGTGTCCTACTCACTATCTGGACAAATTATACCAGGTTTTGTATAATGACTTGTACATTGTTCACGATCAAGAGATCTACTCTGGTAAAACTACTCATGGTAATAAACCTACCTTGGCTAGCAGTTTCTGCTACGGCAGCATCTCTGGTCGGTACAATTACCTAGTCCAAAACTTAACATAACTAAATAATTACTCGTAACTATCAGCATATCACAACACATGGGTGAACTCCAAGTAGCAGCAGATACATTCCCAATATGGAAAGCAGTCCTATGGATCTTTTATCCTATGGCAGCACTTGTAATGGTTGAACTACTGCTACGTGGATTCGATGACGATGATGACGATGATGGTGGTAAAGGAATCAGAATCCGTTCACGGGAAAATGACTCCTGCATATGCACCATCAGGAGCATAATGGATCCACATCATCATTATTGGAGATATGCAGAACGATGGAATGGCCGTCTTGCGATGGTCGGAGTACTGATCTTAATTTTAAAAGTCATGTATCAATTAATTTTCGTTGTCAGCAGTTGCAGCAACAGTATACACAAACGGTTTATCTTTTGTCTTTCAATGATACCACTCGCAGTTCTATTAACATCAATTCCTCCAGGTTCTAGGGATCTCTTAGAATTTGGATTTTTTGTGACTGTAGGAATGACTGCTGGTTCCTTAGGATTAATCTAATGAAAACCTTTATTCAAACTTCTTTCTTACTTATAATATTTGGCGTAATAATCTACGTACCAAGTATTGCATACGTCTAATGATAAATTTTACAGAAATATACCAGATGGTATTCATGACAGTAGTTGGTGTCGTAATGACAACTACGATGTTTATGACTATGATGTCTTTTATGATGGAGGATAAATCATGATTGATACATTAACCGACGAACAATTAAAATTAAGACAGCAAGTCTTAATGATTCTGTTTAAACAATTTGGAGATGGAAAATATTCAAACCAATCAATTTATGAATGTGCAGACGAGTGAATAAGTAAGGGACATAAGATTTCCTCAGGTGTTGTCAAATATTACGATGCGTATTATAATAAATAACTTACTCGCTATAATAAAATGCAAAAAATAATTAATGTACTTGCTCTTGCGTCTACTGCTGTATCTGTTGCCGTTGTTGGTACTGGTGTTTACGTTTACGTCAATAAGGACGCAATCATAGAAAGTGTTACTGAGAAAGCACTTGGATCTCTTGGTGGTCTTGGTGGATCATTAGGTGGAGACCTTCCAGTAGGTACTCCTGATCTTGCACCACCAGCAGGACAAGCTTCATTACCTGTTGAATCTCCTAATTTCTAAATAAGCTAGTTGCTTAATTAGAATGGCTGAAGAAATTAAAGAAGAAGAAGTTCTTGAAGAAGAACATCCCGTAGAAGAAAAAAAGAAAGGTATCTTTGGTAAAGTAAAAGCTGCCATTATACCTGATGCTGATGAGCAAGCTGCTATCATTAGTACATTTGTTCGCATTACCGTTCTTGCCTGGAGCGGTGGAATATTGACTTTAAATTATGTCGCCATACCAGGTGTACCACAACAGAAAATTGATCCAACTTTTATAGCTTCGGTTTTTACAGGAGTTTTAGCTAGCTTCGGAATTCAGACTGCTAGTAAAAAGGGTGATGGCACTATGAAGATGCAGAACAATGGTAACGGCAATGGTGGTAGTGGTAACGGTGGCGGTGGTGGAGTCAGTAAAGCAGATTTAGAAAAACTAATCGAAGCTGCAAAATCAACTGGTCCTGTTCAAACTATTAAAGTTGAGCAAGCACCTCTTAAGATTACTACTGATAACGATTCAACAGAAACATTTAAAATGTAAGGAGGTAAACTAATGTCTTGCGACGATCATGATAAAATGAATCCTGTTGTACATGCTTTATACCATGTAAAGGAATGGGATAAGAAAATGGCAAAGAAGATACAGGACAAGTTTAACTTGACTGATTATCAAATGCTTTGTCTTGCTTTTGCTAAAGGATTTGTGATTGGTGCTATCCTTCTCTGATGAAAGAAACTAAATGGTCTGCACAGATCTTACTTAGTTCAAATAGATTAACAAAGGTTGAATTTATATCACCATCTAATCTTAGAGAAGATGCAGAGCAAACATGTAAAGCACTCTATGGTGTATCTGATGTACGTCAATTAACTAGATTATGGAACTAACTGATTTAAATGTAAACAATGTACTCAATGAGATCCGTCCTTACATTGAAGCAGACGGTGGATACCTTGAGTTTGTATCAATAGACTACCTTCAAGAAGGACCAGTTGTATTTGTCAAACTTTTAGGTTGCATGTGAATCATGTGCTATGAGTTCTTTAACATTAAAGCAAGGTATAGAGACTCATTTGCAAGCACAATGGCCAGAGATAACTCAAGTTATCCAGGTATGATAACAGAGTGTTGGTGTCCACACTGAACTAGGCAAAATTACTTAAGTATGCTATAAATATGGATAGTATGGGATTGAAAGATCATGCCCCTNACNCAACANAAGCATTACACAGTCGGTTATCACGACACAGAATTACATCANTTTGAAATCTGCGAGTANGCTGCAGATTCATATNAAGCAATACAACACTCAAAAGAGGATGTTCCCTATTTACAGGAGCATCCTCATTTTGTTGACTATTGTGTGAGTGAAGAAGTAAGAAAAGTTGCTGACTTCATGGCAGCAGGTATTCCTATGGGACATTAATCATGACAAAACATAAGCACGAAATTATGTGGTGGATGAGCAGACTCACTATTATGGGAACTTCTTTGGGATTATCAACATGGCTTGCAGCACAGGCATATGTCTGAGGTAGTACACTCAGTTAATATAATGATTGCTATTCTTTTGGTAGCAGTCTCTTTGACAATTTACTACATATTCATGTATGATACTTGGTATCCTAATGAGCAACGAAGTGAAGATAGCGATCTTGGAGACACAAGTAGAGAGATTGTTGGACAAGCAGAAGGAACTCACTGAAAGAGTTCGAGCAAATGAGAAAGTAGTAGCCGCTATAGGTCTGTTTGGATCTGTAGCGGTTGCTTTTATTGGGGCAGGATATTTTGCACCTAAAGCAGAAGCTAGTTGGACTTCTGGTGAATTGATACAGAAAATAAGAGATCATAAAGCAGAGCAAACGAGAACATCGCCAGAAGAATCTATAAATAGATCACTAGACCTATGGGAGGAAGAAGATGGGAGCAATGACCCCACCGAGCAGGAAGAGTTGTTACAACTTCCGAGTGGTGAAGATAGACAGAGTGGTGGACGGAGACACGATAGATGTCACCATCGATCTTGGATTCGATTTATACAAGAAAGAACGGGTAAGAATTGCGGGAGTTGATACTCCTGAGAAGAGGACAAAGGACTTGGAGGAGAAAGCACTGGGTCTTGATGCTACCTATTGGATGAAGAAAAATTTAGAAGATACTATTGCAGGAGATGAAGAACTCACTATTAGAACTGAACTTAAGGGTGGCATGGGGAAGTATGGTAGGCTTCTTGGTTGGTTGTATGTTGGCGAGGATACTGTTTCCTTAAATGAAAAAATGATTACGGAGGGTTATGCTTGGGCATATGATGGCGGCACTAAACAGAAAAATTTTGAGGAGTTACGTGAAATTAGGAGAACGTTTGGAACTCTGGTCGAGTAACGATCAAGTATACATAGATTTGCACGGTAAAACGGGCAGACGAGTATACGCTGAATGGTCTATACCAACGGAGGAATACGAAAACTATGGACATACAAAAGGCAGCTAGCACAGTTACAGCAGCAGCAGTTGTAGGAACTGGTGCTTTTGTTGGTGGCAATCACCAGATAGATAAGATGCAAGGTGGTCCTCAGAAGAGAGAGGATGCTAAGATAGAAGCAATCCGACAGGTAGTAAGAGAGGAAATATATATACAATTAGTAAATAATTGGCCTAAGAGTTCTGGACCTGT